CCTGGAAGTACAAATTAGTGTTGTTAATTGCAATGTTCATAGTCAACTCATCATGTGTCTTTAAACTAATAGTCTTGGATATTTTGATGAGTTATGTAACTGTAAGATTCGATGCGTTGAATAGGGATCCCAACCTCATCTTCCCTACGTAAGCTACTCCGGATCAATTAATTTAAGGACCTAACAATTTCACATTGAGTTGACTCGCCCATATAAAACTATCGTTAGTAAATGATATAGGATCTCCTCCATAACATTGGACATATGATTGAGATAGAGTCGTCAAAGCGGCTATATTTAGTGGGAAAGTGGCTTCTTGGTTAGGCTAAAAGTTTTGGATAGAGAATCCTGAGAAACGGGTTGAAGTCTCAGTATGAGCTATCAGAGGGGAGTACAGAATCATTGTGTAATTACCAGCTCCCAATTGTACATTCTGAGTGTTCTCCCCCGTTAAGGCTCCTGATTTTTGAACTATGCCATCATGAACAAAATAGGCCCTATGTTGCCCAGGATGAGCTCAGGCATGCAAAAATTAAGAATAATAAGACAATTTTGAAACCTAAAACTTAACTGGATTTTATATCTGTAGGAATTTAGAATCTTGTCTTGCTTGTTTTCTTTATCTTCCATTCTGTCATCCTTTGTTTCAATTCTTACCATTTCTTTAGTTGGGTCTTGGATTCTTTGGTTGCTGCTAAGATTAAGGTCAAGAAGCTTCTTGCTAAAGCGCTTACGCTACTTTCTTGACCGTTTTGGTGGTTATTTCTTTCTTAAACATTCTAATTATTATGTAAATGGCAGGATACGCCTGCATCGATATAAGAAGAATTGGATCCTGATATAATCAAACAATTATCTACGTGTACTCGATGTAGCTCTTATAGGCTTAACCCTAGATATCAAGACAAGGCTAAGTCAATTTATATCTTATGACATTCTTCTATCTTCTCATCCCAGAAATTCTTCTTTATGTAAGTTCGATAGAAAGTCAAAATTGATTCATCAGGGACAGGCATCTTCTTCATTCAGCTCTCCAAGAGAAACAATAAACTTGGCAACGGTAGCTCAGCTTGGAGAGATTCATACAGACATCAGATGTAAGCAGAAGGGTTTCATCTAAAGAGCACATTCTCTCCTACATACTCTTATTTTTGGTGAACAAGCTTGATGGGATCTCAAAAAAGATACCAACCTTGGTAATACTTCTTATCTCCTACGTGACAAGCATATTTACTGCAGAAATCTATGTTCCACCAATCTTTAACTGAATATTCCTTTATGATCTGCCCTAAGCCGTGCTTGATTTAAAGATTTTTGTCGTGATGAGCTAAACTTTACATTTTAGAGATAAAAGAATCTTTATCCTTATGATGAACCCATACTACTAGATCATCTCCAGCTGCTAAAATCTTTGGCTCTAAACCTAATTCATAGATTGCATAATATGCATACATAATGCTCCGTAGAGTATTCCCTAAAGTGGTCAGAGTTGGATGTCCTGAAAATGTGGTACCTTCTAACTTGAAGAGCTAGAAATCATTATTCCTCAACTCAGCAGGGACCCTAGATTTACAAGAAACACCCGGAGATGGTACATAAACGTCAAAGACAAAATTTTTACAATTGCTTATAATTAGGTGGACTAATTTCTTCACATCAATAGGGAATCCCAAATTCTCCTATATCATATTCAAAATCTGATAGAGCCGAGGTTTATAGGACTCCCAGAACGTTGCATCTACTGCTTTCTATAGACTAACATGTTAATTGCTATCAAAAGCGGAACCATCCATGCTAATAGATACATAGTCGTTAGGGTTTTCGCCCAATATGTATTTGACACGCTCTTTCAATCCTTAGCTATCCAACCCGTGGCAGAATTAAGGCAATATTAGTTTACCGTCTAAAACACTCTTGAAATCCCTGAAAATATACTATTATATATAGGTGAGTAAACCGCAACCCTCCTTACTTGGTACAAAGATGTTTCAAGGTCATTCAGCAAGGTCATTTACATTTTCATGATCATATTTTGTGTATGTTTCTCCAGATTTTACCATAGTAGAAAAATAGACATCAAAATCTTTCTGATTTGCTGATTTGAGCTGTTTAAAGAGTTATTCATAATATTTGGTCTTCTTGGAGGTGCTCCATTGAGTTTTAGATGATAGCCAATCTTAAGGATTGATGAAAGCTAACGGCAACTTCGTACATCAACCTGACAAATTTTTGAATACTCGTCAGGCTAAAAGACTCAACCTATCAACTATGAATGGGTCTGGCTCTAATTTATTTGAATTATGTCTAACCATAAAAGCTGAATAAGAATTATTGAAACTTTTAGAATCGTACTCATAAGTCTAGAGATCCTAACCATTTTTCTATATACTGTAACCGACACTCACAGCTTTGACTGCTCGTACTTTAACTTCTTTCTAGAGCAGGGAAGTCAATACATTCAGAGACTGTTTATTCACTTCCTTAAATAATCTCAGTTGTGGAGCTAAGTGTTCTATAACAGAAGGATTCTTAGAAAAATAATAATCTTTTTCATCGATAAGGACTTACTAAGACTATTCCATCAAAAGGCTCTAAGGTGGCTTAATTTTATTCTTAGATTGATTCCAAGGTAGATCTTCTCAATCTAGCTAAACGACTGGATCTTAGTAACCTATCAAGATTTGATTTGTTTATGGATAATAGATTTTCTTCTTATCAGTTAAGAAGAAATGATACCAGCATTTCTTTTATGTAGGACATCAAACACCGTCTGTCAATACCATCTAAATAGGCTTCTTCACAACAAAATGAACAACGTTGATAAGAATAAGCAAAAGTGGCTCGCAGGTTTTAAGAATGTAGCATAGAGACAGGGCAATCAATATTACTGGTATGAAATTTGCTCTTTTAGTCCCTAAGAGGTTATATTTTTCCTGTTTGACTATCTGTTTGTTTAAGTAAATCTCATTTAGTATATCTTGAGGTCATCCACTTATAGTTAAAGTTCATGTATGCATTGGCTTCTCTAGTATATTTCCTAAACCAACTGTAAACCTTTTATTTTGTTTCTCTGCATCAGTGAGTAGATCATTGAAAAAATTGCTTTATAGATAACAATCAGAGAAACTATCTGCTCTAGGAATATAAAAGTTTTCGTTGTATTACCTTGAGTTATACCTCCCGAAGAAAACTCTCAGATAACCTAGATCAATCAATAGGTCACAATTTTTCACTGCCATATTACTATGAGAATACACATTCATGGTACCATTCGTCCTCATGTTAATCATTTATGATCCATCCTTGGAAAATATACTGTATTCTCCTTCCATTAAGGGAAGATAATATCTTCCAGGAACTTATTCAAATAGCAGACCAGTAACATAAAACAGAGAATTTAAACAGTTGCTAGGTATACTAGGAATGTAGTAATGAGTGTCATTCATTACGAAGTGCTTCTTTCTAGCCTGAAAATCCAATTTCTTTAACATGAAGTCCCAAGATAAGAATTCTTCGAGAGTCGCTTCTATTACTAGTGACTAGATCAAAGTTGTAGGCAAGCTAGTTATGGGGTTAGATTCATAATAGGTGTTATCATAATCCCCTAATCTAGGTCGAATGCAAATGATGTACTACTCATCCACAGATAACAACTCTGAAACGATTCGATAATTGTCTTTAGTAACGTGGATCACTTCTTTATCACCTGGATAGACCTTTGAAGATAGCTTTATAAACTACTGATACTTAGAACCGAGATCAAATATCAGTGATCTTGAATCAGATGTAAAACACTTAAAAGCATCATTAAGAGACCTGGTGTACAATCAGTCGATAATAGAACGGAGATTGTTATGTCCTCCGTGGCTGTTTTGACACTACTATTCGATCTCTTCTTTAGAGAAGACCACACCTGCCTTAGCACACTAGTTAGCGAAAGCTTGATTCATTCAAAAAGAAGGAGTGCTCTTAAACACTTTAAGCTACTAGTCATAAGAGATCTTTGCTTTCTCGTTCGTCATCTTCTCAGAGGAGACAGAAGTGTTTAAAAGTGAGCCGTC